TCAGCAGATCGTGTCCAGCACTCGGGCCTGATCGGTCCAGCCATACGGCCACGGGCGACCCAGAAGCCGCTCGACCGGCAGGTCGGGGATGTTGACCAGGCGCTCCACCACCTCCGGCGCCAACAAGGTCAGGCGCATCAGTCGGTGGACCTGGGATGTGTCAAGCCCTTCGGCCTTCGCAATCTCGGCCACCGACGCCACGCGCTGCTCGGCGAGCAGGCGCTGCCAGTGGTGCGCCAGCCCGAGCGCACGCATCAAGGCCGTGTCCGTGGCGACGGAGTGCGCCGGCTCGGCCCACGTCGAATGAGCCTCCGCCGCCTTTGGTGAGCCTAGTGGCGTGATCACCGCGCGCTTGAGGCCGCGTGGCACCAGCCGCCACGGCACGAAGGTCTCCAACTTCACGCTGCCCGCCGGCGTGGGCAGTCTCCGGGTGACCGGCGCGCCCTCGAAGCGCCCCCGGTGTTTCGTGCTCAAGATTTCTCCTCGAATCGGGCCACGATCTGGCGCTGAGCCTGCCAGTCCACTGGCAGCGGATGGCGCTGAAACCACATCAGCGTCATGCGACGGGGCTGTCGGCCAGCCAGCAGCAACTCAATGATGTCGGGGGCCAGCAGCGTCAGCCGCAGCAGTTCGTTGACGGTCGAGTGGTGCAGCCCTTCCGCCCGCGCGATATCTGATCCGCTGGTCATCACGCCGCTGTCCAGCAGGCGCTGCCAGTGGAACGCCCGTGCGATCCCCTCGATCAGGGTGCTGTCGTGGGTTTCGCGCACCTCGGTCGGGGCCTGCATCAGCCGCTGCACGCCGCGCCGCCGCAGCGTCAATGGCACGAAGGACTCCTGCAGGCCGCCCTTCATCCCTCCACCTCCAGCAGCTCGGCGCCCACGCTGCCCGGCGCGAACTCGCCGATCAAAGCGTCCCAGCCCAGTTCACGCCACTTGACCTTCACACCCTGCAACTCGTCGGTGTGGATCAGGTCGATGCGCTCGATCATCAAGTTGGCGATGCGATGCTTCTCTGCAGGGAACAGTTGGTCCCACACGTCGTTGAGTCTTCCCATCGCCACTACCGTAGTCGCCTCGTCGATGGGCGAGCCGCTTCGCTGAATCTGCCGCACCACCGCGGCCACTGACTCTGGACTGGTCAGCACGGTGCGGATCTGCGCCACCACCGCTGCCTCGATCTCGACCGCTGGGAGCCGCTCGTAGCTCTTGCCCGGCGCGCCGAAGCGGCTCTCGGACTTCGACACGTAGTACTGGTACTTGCGTCCGTTCTTGCGCGAGTACGTTGGATACATCCGCTCGCCGGAGGGCGCGTACAGCAGGCCACGCAACAAGGCGTCGTTGCGGGAGCGGATCTTGGTCTCCACCGAGCGCGCGTGGCTGTCCCGGGCCAACACGGCATGCACCTGATCCCAAAGGGCCTGGTCGATGACCGGCGGATGCACGCCGGGGTACCAGGTGCCGTTGTTCGACAGCTCGCCCAGGTAGATCCGGTTGCGCAGCACCTTGTGGATGTACTTCTTGTCGATGCGCGTGCCGGTGCGCACTCGCCCGTCCTGCGTCGTCCAGGCCTTGGTGGTGATGCCCTCGGCGGTTAGACGCGCCGCGATCTGGGTGGGCGAGCCGATGGTCAGCATTTCCTGGAAGATGCGCCGCACGACGGCAGCCTCCGTCTCGTTGACCACCAACTGGCGTTCGACGACGTCATACCCGATGGTCGGCACGCCGCCCATCCACAGACCCTTCTTCTTGGCGGCGGCGATCTTGTCGCGGATTCGCTCGCCGGTGACCTCGCGCTCGAACTGGGCGAAGGACAGCAGGATGTTGAGCGTCAGCCGCCCCATCGAGGATGTGGTGTTGAACTGCTGCGTCACCGACACGAACGACACGCCGTGTCGCTCGAACACCTCGACCATCTTGGAAAAGTCCGCAAGGCTGCGCGTGAGCCGGTCGATCTTGTAGACGACCACGATGTCAATGCGGCGGGCCTGGATATCGGCTAGCAGGCGCTTCAGAGCCGGGCGCTCCGTGTTGCCGCCCGAATAGCCGGGATCGTCGTAGTCGTCGGGTACTGGAATCCAGCCCTCGGCTCGCTGGCTTGCGATGAAGGCGTGGCCAGCCTCCTTTTGCGCATCGATGGAGTTGAACTCTTGGTCCAGGCGCTCGTCGGACGACACCCGGCAGTACACGGCGCAGCGCTTGCGCGCCTTGGGGGACGCGATCTCGACCATCAGGCGCCTCCCTTCAGGCCGAAGAACAGGGGCCCGCTCCAGTGCTGGCCGGTGATATGGCGTGCCACGGCCGTCAGGCTTTTGAAGCGGTGGCCCTCGTACTCGAAATTGCCGTCGACGTTGACGGTGACCCGGTGCTCGCGCTCGCCCCACTCGCGCAGCAACACCGTGCCGGGCGCGAAGCTGAACGTGCGCGGCTTCGCCCGCAGCTTGATCTTTGAGTGTTTGGCGCCGATGGCTTCCAGGCGCTGACGCGTCTGCGGCGCCAGTCCTCCATGGACCTCCTCCTGCAGCTTGTAGGCGACGCGGGACTCGACGTGCGTGCGATTCGGATGGTCGGGTCGGCGCTCGAAGTACCGATCCCAGAGGACCCACAGCTCGGCCATCGGGAGATGACCCAGGTCGGCGATCTGCGCCGCGATGGACGCTGACTTTTCGTTCATGACAACTGCTCCGGTGGATAGGGGGTTGCATGAACGCGCTGGTCGGGCAGGAAGCCAAGGCCAACCCGACTCTCTGTTGGACGCTCGGCGGTCGTACAGCGGATGATGGCTGCCGCAAGGATGGCGGTGATCTCAGCGGCACGGGCGGCGGGCTGCATCTCCGCGGGAGATGGAAGTTCGGGGTTGTTCATGACGGGTCGAGGGAGTCGAAACCGTCACAGATGGTCCGCGAGGAGGTCCGAAACGGATGGCAACGCAGGGCAAACTTGCGGAATATGGTTCGCAAGAATAGAATGACGGTTTTCGGAGTGCGGTCAATGCTCGAACGTCTGTCCCATCGCCTCATCGGCTATCGCGTCAAAGCTGCACGCGAGGCTGCCGGCTGGAACCAGGACCGGTTGGCCGAACTGCTGGGCTTGAACGACCGGCAGAGCGTCTCTGACCTGGAAAACGGTAAGCGTCGGCTGTTGCCTGATGAGCTTGTGGTGCTGTCCGACGCACTCGACCGCGACGTCGAGTTCTTCCTCGATCCGTTCGTCGTCGCGGGCGAAGCGCAGTTTTCCTGGCGGGCGGAGCCGCAGCTGCAACAAGAGCAGCTGGACGAATTCGAGCTGCGCGCGGGGCAGTGGATTGGCTTGCTGCGCTGGCTGCGTGAGCAGGAGCAGGGGCGCACCAGCCCGCTCAAGCACAGCCTGCGGCTGACGATGCAGTCCTCGTTCGAGGAAGCCATTGCGCGCGCCGAGGATCTGGTCGAGGCGCTGAAGCTGGGCAAGGTCCCGGCTGAGCGCTTGATCGACAGCGTCGAGACGGAGCTCGACATCCCAGTGCTGTTTGTCGACACCTTGTCGAACGACGACCGAGAGGCGATCTCCGGTGCGACCTGCCACCTGCAGGATTTGGGCGTCATCCTGATCAACCGCCACGAGCCCGAAGCGCGGCGCTTCTACGACCTCGCGCATGAGCTGTTCCATGCGTTGACGTGGGACGCGATGAAGCCTGAGCACCGCGAGTCCAACTCGTTCGAGGAGCGCGGTCGCACGCGTCGCATCGAGCAGCTGGCAAACAACTTCGCCGCCGCGCTGCTGATGCCCACCGTGTCGCTGGCGCAGCTCATCGACAAGCGCCGCATCGGCGACGTGGACCATCTGGCCGACGTCGCTGCTGAGCTTCGCGTCGCGCCCACCGCTCTGGCGTGGCGACTGTTCAATATGCGCTGGATCGATCAGGCCGCGTGTGAGGCGCTGCGTCGCGAACGCCAGCGTGCGTCTGTCGCAGGCACTCCGAAGCGCTTCTCGCCCGCCTTCGTCGGCATGCTTCACCGTGCCATCGATCATGGCCGCCTGTCCGCGCGCAAGGCCGCCAAGGCGGTGGGCATGAGCTTGCCGCAGCTGGGCGACCTGTTCGCTGAGCACTCGATGACTGCACCCTATGAGCTTTGAAGGGCGCGTCCAGAATGCCGCAGGTCGCCGCTCCTATCGCCCGAGTTCGTGTCTTCGTCGATACCAACGTCATCCTGGAAGCCTTTCGCGTCGGTTGCTGGTCGGCGCTGACTTCGACCTTCTCAGTTGAAACCGTCGAGAAGTGCGTCGAGGAGGCGCTGACGGGTGATCCGGCCGATCCGCGACACGTCGCGGTGGATCGGGACGTTCTGGTGGCGGGTTTGGCTGCCCGTCACGCCGTCGACAAGCGGACGCTCGCCCGTTTCGCGCTGGCTCATCCAGCGAGTGCTGGCCTAGACGATGGCGAGCTTCATCTTCTGGCTTGGCTTCACGGCCAGGGGCTGGTCGCGACCGCCAAGCTGCTGTTGTCGACGGCCGACAAGGCGGCAATCGTCGCTGCTGGGCGTCTCGATTGGCTCGACCTAGTCACCTCGCTAGAGCAACTCGCCCAGCAAGCCGGCGTCGCCCGAATGCAGCTCGACCAGATGGCACGCCACTACCGACAGCAATGGCTCGATGAGATCAAAGTGAAGGTCCGCCTCGGGATCATCCCCTGAGGGAACCCTTGAACGAACAGAACGAACGAATGGCCCAGGCGAACAAGAGCACTGCCTCATTCCATCGGTTTGTTGAGACTGCATCCCTCGGCGCCCTCCAGACGCTGTGCAGCAGCGTCAGCGAGCTTGCCAACCAGACCTGGGTGACCTCGGCACTGGCGCAGCTGATCGACGGCGTCGATGCGCAGACCTGCGCAAGCGCACGCCGCGAGTTGTCGGCCGGTTGCTGCAATCTGCCCACAGAGGCTCAAGCCAGGCTCGAAGGGGACGCCCGACGGGTCATCGCACTGGCCGAAGGAAAGGGGCCAACGGCGATCAGAGTCGCCGAGCGTGACCTGTTCAAATTCGACGACGCGGAAGGTCGTCTTCGAGCCGGGTTCGAAGAGCAGACTGACGACCTCGGCCGTGCGACGTTCCTGCTCGTTCGGGCGCCCGATCTGTTTGAGGAGGCTGAGCGATTCCACTACGCCGAGCACTACCGAAACTTCGGCAAGCTCTACGAAGCCTTCGAGGTCGACTGTGACCACTTGGCAGACTTCGAATGGAACGAGACCAGCAAGGCCGCCTTCGAAAGCAAGATCAAGGCGCAGCTACAGATCTCCGGACCTTGCCTGATCCAATACTTCCAAGTCGGGCCGACCGATGAAGACGGCAGATCCGGTTCCTTGCACATGTTCCTGATCCGGCACGCCGGGGCCACGAATAGCGTGCAGAACACGTTGCCAGATCTGTCGCTGCAGCCGATCCACTACAAGCCGCCTGTCGAAGCCACGCTGCTTTTCCAGCCAGATGAGAAGCGCATTGAGGTCTTCGCGCAGGAATCGGCCGAACGGCCGCTTATCGCGGCCGCGTTCGCCGAGGTCGCGACCGGATCAGACCTGTCGGATCGACCGATGTCGCTGCGGCAGTACAACCTGGAGCGCTTCTACCGCTCTCTGCACTTGTCACTGGCGCAGGTCGAGAGCCTCGGCATCCTTGATGTGCGCGTCGTCGAAGCGGAGGCACGACCGCAGAATCTCAAGCGCCGCGTGGTGGTCAAGGTCGACAAGGACGACGACATCGAGACCGCCGCGCACGCCATGCTCGGCGATAACAACATCTTCAGGCGGGCGGCGTTGATCAGCCGGGTGGTGATCAACATGCGGTTCCAGCGAGAGGGCAAGGAAGTGAATCTTCCGATCACGCTGAGTTCGCCCAACCGCTGCAATCTGGCAAGCCGCCAGGACCCGCGCGACCGTGAGCTGGGCTACGCGGTGCTGGAAGCATTCGGCATCGTCCGATCGGTCGCGCCGCTGGATGCCGCCAATGAGGGCCGACAGTTCGGCGCAATGCTGCGCTTGTACGAATCCGATGATGCCGACGTGACCCGTGCCGAGCTTGCCGGTTGGGGCGCAGACGTCGATGTTCTGCGCGCGGGCGGATTCCTCGTCCCCAAATCTCGTGCCTCCTCCGTGACGCGTCTGCGCGATGACGGGACCGCGTTCCAGGCGCAAGTGCGATCGTTGGATGGTCGGCTCGTGTACGACGACCCGGACACCGGCCACTCGAACACGGTCGAACCCGCCGAGGTCGAACGTTTCGACATCAAGCGCGACTGGTTGACTGAGCGGATCGTAAAAGGGCTTCGCGGTGCGATGCGCATGGGACGCACGCCGCGGTCGGGCGGCCCCGTGATCAAGCTCGGCACGCTGGTGAACGGCAACGAGGAAGTTCCAGTTCATCTGGCTCGCCGTCTTGATCGGATGGATGCCATTGCCGCGGTGGACAGCAGTCTGCGTGGCGACGGCCAGGCCGGCTGGGGCGTGGTGCTGACTGCCACTGAGACATGTCCCGAATTCCTCGGCGCCAACGTCGTTGTGCAGATCGGAGACATTCTCGTCGCCGGCGTGGACGGGGCCACCGTCGATCAGCAACGGCTGATGCAGATCCTGCGCGACGGGCGGCAGCGTGCCGCCGCCGCTGCCCTTCCCGAACTGCGAGTCACGTGCGACATCGTGGGCAAGGAGACCGCGACGCTCATCATCCCGGGCAAGGTGCCGTTCTCACTCGTCGGCGGCAAGCAGGTTCTGGTGGTGGATCGTTTGCTGAAGGCTTACCTGGCGGGCAATCCAATCGTGACGGGCGGCGCGCTGTTCGAAGGCATGGCTACCAAGTCCCCTGGCGCGCTTTTCAGTGGCGAAACGTGGAAGCAGTACATCGGCCACCCGCCCGACAAATCGCGAGGTTGGATGCTGCTGGTCTGACCGCCGCTATTTCGCTTCGTCAAGACGGGCTGCCTCACTGGCAGCCCGTTTTGCTTCTGGCGCCGACCTACGGTTCACCTACATAACACCTGCGGACGGCCTACAGATCGATTCGAAGAATGAGACGTGCCCTTTCACTACACAGGAGCACGTCTCGTGAATCACGGAGTCCCATCTGTTCAGAAGCGCCGCGCACCGGCGCGCTGGACGCAATCCGAGGGCGAAGTCCGCCTCGCCCTGAACGAGCATGAGCTCGCCGCCCGTTGGGGCCTGTCGGTCAAGACCCTGCGCCGCTGGCGCCAGGAGCAGCTCGGCCCGGTCTTCTGCAAGCTCGGTGCTCGCGTCACCTACCTGATCTCCGAAGTCGAAGCTTTCGAGCGGCGCGTCTCGCGTTACTCGACCTTCACCCGGGCGTACCAGTGAGGAGGCGGACATGAGCGATCTGACCCTCCTGCCCGCAGACATCGGCGCGATGTCGGTAGGCCAATTGGCTGCGTTGCCGCCCGAGCAGAAGGCCGAACTGTCCCGCAACCTCGACGAAGCGCTCGACTGGCTCAAGAAGGCGCGCGCGAAGTTCGATGCGGCCCTCGACGCCGCCTACGGCGAACAGGCGCGCGGCGCGCGCCAGGAGGCCGGGAAGGACTTCGGCGTCATTCATCTGGCTGACGGTCCGCTGCGCGTCACCGTGGACCAGCCCAAGCGCGTGTCCTGGGACCAGGCGCAGCTCGCGGCCATCGCACAGCGCATCGCGGCTTCCGACGAGCGCATCGAGGACTACTTGGACGTCGAGTTCTCCGTCTCGGAGGCCCGCTTCAACAACTGGCCGACCGCGCTGCGCGAGCAGTTCGAGGCCGCCCGCACCGTCAAACCCGGCAAGCCTTCGTTCCGGCTCGCCCTCGTCTCGGAGGACTGACCATGAGCATCGAACTGATCCCGTTCGACTTCGAGGGCCGCCAGGTCCGAGTCGTCACCAACACGCAGGGCGAGCCGCTGTTCGTCGCGGCCGACGTTCTGGCGGTGCTGACGCTGGACCGCAAGGCTCTCGAACGCCTCGATGACGACGAGAAGGGTGTGAATTCGGTTCACACCCCCGGTGGCACCCAGGACATGACCGTCGTGAACGAGCCCGGCCTCTACAGCCTCGTGCTCGGTAGCCGCAAGCCGGAGGCCAAACGCTTCAAGCGGTGGGTCACGCACGATGTGCTGCCCGCGATCCGCAAGACCGGGGCCTACGCCGCTGCCGGCTCGCTGCCGGTGCTCCCCGCGCCAACGCAGGACCGTGTCTCATCGATCCTGCTGATCGGCGAGGCGGTGGCCAAGGTGCCCGGCGTGAAGGCCGGCATCGCGATGGCAGCGACGCTGACCTGCATCCACGAGAACACCGGTCTGGCCGTCGAGACGCTGCGCCGCGCGCTGCCGGCCGCCAACGAGCCAGCCTGCTCGCTCAACGCCACTCAGCTCGGCAAGTTGATCAACCGCTCGGCCAAGGCGACGAACCAGCTGCTGGCTAGCACCGGCCTGCAGTTCCGCAACGACCGCGACGAATGGGAGTTGACCGAGGCCGGCGAGGCCTGGGCCGAGGCCATGCCGTTCTCGCGCAACGGCCACAGCGGCTACCAGATCCTCTGGAACCCTGCTGTCGCCGATCAGTTGACGGAGGCCGCGTGATGGCTCTGCCGATCATCACCGCCGACCAGCGCCTGCGTGAGAAGCAGGGCGTCAAGCTGGTGCTGCTGGGCAAGAGTGGCATCGGCAAGACCAGCCAGCTGAAGACCTTGCCCGAGGCCACGACCTTGTTTGTAGACCTTGAGGCCGGTGACCTTGCCGTCAAGGACTGGCGCGGCGACTGTGTTCGCCCGACCACCTGGCCGGAGTTCCGCGATCTCGTGGTCTTTCTGGCCGGCCCGAACCCGGCATTGCCGCCCGAGGCGCCGTTCTCGGAGGCGCACTACCGCCACGTCTGCGAGCGCTACGGCGACCCCGCGCAACTGGCCAAGTACGACACCTACTTCGTCGACAGCATCACGGTGCTGGCTCGGCTGGCGCTGATCTGGGCCAAGGCACAGCCGCAGGCGGTCTCCGAGCGCACCGGCAAGCCCGACACGCGCGGCGCCTACGGGCTGCTGGGCACCGAGATGCTGACCGCGCTCACCCACCTCCAGCACGCCCGCGGCAAGCACGTCGTGTTCGTCGCCATCCTCGACGAGCGCGTCGACGACTTCAATCGCAAGGTGTTCGTCGCACAGATCGAAGGTGCCAAGACCGCCGCCGAACTGCCTGGCATCGTCGACGAGGTCGTGACGCTGGCCGAGATCAAGGCCGAGGACGGCAGTGCCTACCGCGCCTTCGTCACCCACACCCTGAATCCCTACGGCTACCCGGCCAAAGACCGCTCCGGCCAGCTCGATGTGCTGGAGCCGCCCGACCTGCGCGCGCTGATCGACAAGTGCGCCGCCGCCACCCGCATCCCGAACACCAACAAGGAATAAGCCATGACCGCCTGGAACGATTTCAACGACGCCGACCAACAGCAGTCCTTCGACCTCATTCCCAAGGGGACGGTCGCCCGCGTGCGCATGACGATCAAGCCCGGTGGCTACGACGACCCGGCACAAGGCTGGGTTGGCGGCTACGCCACTCAGAGTTTCGAGACCGGCTCGGTGTACCTCGCCTGCGAGTTCGTCGTGCTGGATGGCGAGTACGCCCGCCGCAAGATGTGGAGCAACGTCGGCCTGCACAGCGCCAAGGGCGCGGCCTGGGGGAACATGGGCCGCAGCTTCGTGCGCGCGGCACTCAACTCGGCGCGCAACGTGCACCCACAGGACAACTCGCCGCAGGCGGCCGCCGCCCGCCGCATCCAGGGCTTCCACGAGCTCGACGGTCTGGAGTTCGTCGCCCGCATCGACATCGAGAAGGACGGGCGCGGCGAACTGAAGAACGTGGTGAAGCTGGCGGTGGAACCGGACCAGCCCGACTACGCCCGCGCCCTTGGCCTCTCACCCTCTGCTGCGCCCGCGACGGCCGCCGTGGTGCAGCGCCCGGCCGCGACGCCGTCTGCTCCGGCCGCGAACCGGACGACCGTCCCCGGCAAGCCCGCCTGGGCGCAGTGACGGGAGGCTCATGAAATGCTGGGTCTGCAAACGACAGGCCCGGGGCTTCGGCCACACCGACAACCGCCACGGTGTGGGCGATCCCCGGCGCTACCCCATCGACTGGGTGTTCTGCTCGCGGCGTTGCCAGGACGCGTTCCATGCGCTCTACGGTCACTGGCTGCGGGTGAAGGACGACGCTCGACGCATGACGGAGGTCACCATGATCGATCCGTCTGATGTCGAACTCGCCTCAATGCACAAGTGCCTCAAGGCCTTCGGCGAGGCCGCCGGTGAGATCGGCTTCACCAAGCCGCTCGGCGACTACTCGGAAGCTGAGGCCCTGCAGGTCATCGACGCCATCGTCACCTGCTACACGGAAGCGATGGTCGCGCATCACGAGGCGACCAAGTTCCCGCCCGTGCGCGGCATGACGCCGACACCCGACCCGCTGGCGACGCCATTCGCCGACATGGCCAACGACCTACCGTGGGAAGAACCTGCCCAAAGCGCGAGGGGGAGGAAGCCGTGATCGACTTCAACGCCTCCGCCAGCTTCTCGGGCCAGCTGACCGCGCTGGTCGACACCGGCATGCAACGCGCCCGCGCCGCGCAGCCGCGGCGGGCCTACATCGGAGCCTCCCGGCTGGGTGCCGCATGCGAGCGCGCGCTGCAGTACGAGTACGCCCCGGCGCCGGTGGACGCTGGTCGCGACACCGATGGACGCATCCTGCGCATCTTCGAGCGCGGCCACGTGATGGAGGACTGCGTCGTGGGCTGGCTGCGTGCGGCCGGCTTCGACCTGCGCACTCGTAAGGCCAGTGGCGAGCAGTTCGGCTTCTCGGCCTTGGATGGGCGCCTGCAGGGCCACGTCGACGGCGTGCTCGTTGCCGGCCCGGACCTGGGTCGTGGATTCGGCTACCCGGCGCTGTGGGAGAACAAGTGCCTGGGCTCGAAGTCCTGGCGTGAGCTGGAGAAGCACCGGCTGGCCGTGTCCAAGCCTGTCTATGCCGCCCAGGTGGCGCTGTACCAGGCCTACCTCGAGCTGCATGAGCACCCGGCGCTGTTCACGGCCATCAACGCGGACTCGATGGAGATTTACGCCGAACAGGTCCCGTTCGATGCGGTGCTGGCGCAGCGCATGTCCGACCGCGCGATCAAGGTCATTACCGCGACCGAGGCCGGCGAGCTGCTACCGCGCACCTTCTCCGATTCCACCCACTTCGAGTGCCGGATGTGCCCCTGGCAGGACCGGTGCTGGAGGACCGAAGCATGAGCACTCAACCCGACGCCCGGACCGCGGACGATCAGATGATCGACGCCAAGCGAGCTGCCGCATCGCTGCGACTTCCGTACTACTGGTTTGCCGATCCGGCGATGCGCAGCAAGTACCGCATCCCGCACTACCTGTTGGGTGGGCTTGTTCGGTACCGATTCTCGGAACTGTCGGCCTGGGCGGCTCGCAGCGTCGCTGCTCAGGGCCGCGACGCCGACGGAATCAAACCTGTCGAGGGAGCCGAATGATCGACTTCAACGACATCGCATCCGTTCCCCATCAGGGTCTCGACCAAGAGCGAGACCAGCTTCGTGCTGCGCTCTTGGAGCGGCTGGAATCGGTTCTGTCCGCACTGTTCCCGGCAGGTAAGAAGCGCCGCGGCAAGTTCCTGATCGGAGACGTGCTGGGCAGCCCCGGCGACAGCCTCGAAGTCGTGCTCGAAGGTGAGAAGGCCGGCCTGTGGACCGACCGCGCCACAGGAGACGGCGGCGACATCTTCGACCTGATCGCAGCCCACATCGGCGCCGACGTTCACGCCGACTTCCCGCGCGTGCTGGACGCGGCCGCTGACCTGATCGGGCGCGCCCGGCCGGCGCCGGGACGCCGCGGCAAGAAGGAACAGCCGGTTGATGACCTCGGCCCGGCCACCGCGAAGTGGGACTACCTCGACGCGGCCGGCAAGCTGATCGCCGTCGTCTATCGCTACGACCCGCCTGGCCGCAAGAAGGAGTTCCGGCCCTGGGACGCGCGTCGCCGCAAGATAGCGCCGCCCGAGCCCCGGCCTCTCTACAACCAGCCGGGCCTGACCCGTGCGGCGCAGGCTGTTCTCGTCGAAGGCGAGAAGTGCGCGCAGGCGCTGATAGACGCCGGCGTCACCGCCACCACCGCCATGCACGGTGCCAACGCGCCCGTGGACAAGACCGACTGGTCGCCGCTGGCCGGCAAGGCCGTGCTCGTCTGGCCCGACCGCGACAAGCCGGGCTGGGAGTACGCGGTGCAGGCGGCCCAAGCCATCCTGACGGCCGGGGCCAAGGCCTGCCACATCCTCTACCCGCCCGAGGACGCTGCCGAGGGCTGGGACGCCGCCGACGCTGTCGCCGAGGGCTTCGACGTGGCGACCTTCCTGGCGCACGGGCCGCGCGTGCAGATGCACGACATCGCCGACCCCGGCGAGCCGGTGGTCGGCACCGACGAATCGGTCTGGGGCACCGAGGACGCGCTTGCGCTCGCGTTCACCCGCCGCTACCACCGCGACTGGCGCTATGTGGCCGCCTGGGGCCGGTGGCTGGTGTGGGACGGCCAGCGCTGGCGCACCGAGGACACGCTGGCGGCAACGGACCTGATCCGGGGCGTCTGCCGTCACGCCGCCGTGCAGGCCGACAACCCCAAGGTGGCCGCCAAGCTGGCGACCTCTGGCACGGTGGGTGGCGTGGAACGGCTCGCCCGCGCAGACCGCCGGCATGCCGCGACCACCGCCGAATGGGACGCAGACCCGTGGCTGCTCAACACGCCCGCTGGCGTGGTGGATCTGCGCACCGGCCGGCAGCGCGGGCACGACCGTGGCGACCGCATGACCAAGATCACCACGGCGTCGCCAGCCGGTGATTGCCCGACCTGGCGGCAGTTCCTCAGCGAAGTCACCGGGGCGGACGCCGCGCTGCAGGCCTATCTGCAACGCATGGCGGGCTACGCCCTGACCGGCTCGACGCAGGAGCACGCGCTGTTCTTCCTGTACGGCACGGGTGCCAACGGCAAGTCGGTGTTCGTCAACACGCTGGCCACGATCCTGGGCGACTACGCGGCCAATGCGCCGATGGACACGTTCATGGAGACGCGCACCGACCGCCACCCGACCGACATGGCGGGCCTGCGCGGTGCGCGCTTTGTGGCGGCCATCGAGACTGAGCAGGGGCGGCGCTGGGCCGAGTCCAAGGTCAAGAGCCTGACCGGCGGAGACAAGATCTCGGCGCGCTTCATGCGACAGGACTTCTTCGAGTTCTTCCCGCAGTTCAAGCTCTTCGTCGCCGGCAACCACAAGCCCGCCATCCGCAACATCGACGAGGCGATGAAGCGGCGGCTGCACCTGATCCCGTTCACGATCACCGTGCCGCCCGAGCGCCGCGACAAGCACCTGCAGCAGAAGCTGCTGGCCGAGCGCGACGGCATCCTGGCCTGGGCCGTTCAGGGCTGCCTGGACTGGCAACGCCTGGGCCGGCTCGATCCGCCCAAGCAGGTGCTCGAAGCCACCGAGGAGTACTTCGAGGCCGAGGACGCGCTCGGGCGCTGGCTCGATGAGCGCTGCTTGCGCGATGCCAACGCCAAGTCGCTGACAGCCGAACTGTTCACCGACTGGAAGCAGTGGGCTGAATCTGCAGGCGAGTTCGCCGGCTCGCAGAAGCGCTTCGCGGATCTGCTTCTGACGCGCGGCGTCGAGAAGTGGCGCAACACCGTGGGGCTGCGGGGCTTCCGGGGTGTCGGCCTCAAGAGCCCGCCCGTGCCCGCCTACACCCCCTACGCCGATCACTGACCCCCATGCCCCAAGCACCCGACTGACGGATTTGACGGCCTACGTCGTAAGTTTTCCCGCGCGGGCGCGCGTGCATGCGCCTCAAGGGCTTTCGATGTGGCCTGTCCGATGTGTCAGTCCTTGAACAAGGACCCTCCATGACCCCGACCCTCCTCGCCCTGGACCTGGGCACCCGAACCGGCTGGGCGCTTCGCGGCAGCGACGGCCACATCACCAGCGGCAGCGAGAGCTTCCGCCCGCAGCGCTTCGAAGGCGGCGGCATGCGCTTCCTGCGATTCAAGCGCTGGCTCACCGAGATCAAGGCGCACGGCGACGGCATCCACGCGCTGTACTTCGAGGAAGTGCGCCGCCATGTCTCGACGGACGCGGCGCATGCGTATGGCGGCTTCCTCGCCACGCTGACGGCCTGGTGCGAGCACCACCAGATTCCCTATCAGGGAGTGCCGGTCGGCACGATCAAGAAGCACGCGACCGGACGCGGCAATGCCAGCAAGGACGAGGTGATCGCTGCCGTGCGCCGCTGCGGCCACCAGCCGGCAGATGACAACGAAGCCGATGCCCTGGCACTGCTGCGCTGGGCCGTGCAGGACCACGGCGTGACGCAGGAGGTGTGAGATGAAGATCCCGACACCCCCTTACCGCTGCCCGCTGGGTCGTCTGCAGCCCGAGACGACGGACCTGGATGTGCTCAAGCAGCGTGGCTGGCGCGACCAGCACATCCTGGTCGTCAACGAGACGGACGAGCGGCTGGACTTCGTCGAACGCGAGTTCGTGCGTCGCCTCGGTGAACGCCTCTACGGCGCAGGAGGACCACGCCGTGACTGACTGGACCATCGAGGACGTGGCCGCGCGCTTCGAAGAGGCGGCTACCACCGGCCGACGCTTGCCCCCTGTGCGGGTGCAGGGCTACTTCAACACCTGGCCGACGTTCGTGCGGCGGGAGTGGGAGGCGTTCGCGGCTGACGAGAAGGTGTACCGGCCGTTCCCGCCCAGCCCGGAGGCCATCGACCGCATGCTGGAGACGATGCGCTGGGTGCAGTGGCTCGAGGTCGAGCAGCGCCATCTGGTGTGGATGCGGGCCAAGCGCTACGGGTGGCGCGACATCACGATCCGCTTCGCCTGCGACCGCACGACCGCGTGGCGGCGGTGGCAGAAGGCGCTGCAGACGGTGGCCGACCAGCTCAACGGTGAACCCGCCATGCTTCCGTCCAAACTCGTGGGCCACGTTGGGTAATGGATCGGACTGTTGTCCACGCATTCGGGACGTTGTCCATTTCGGCCCCGGCTTGCGGTGCAACAAACGCGGGCTTCGCAGCTAGTATTTCGGCTACGTTCTGGACAGCGGTGCAGGCAGCGCAAGGAGCCTGAGGCAAAAGGGGTCCTTCCTTCCGAAGATGCCATGCGGGGGGCGCGAGCGCGGCATTCGCCTAGCGTCCGACTGCAAACCCAGGTTTGCAGGGTTTGCAGGTTTGCACCCCGGCTCATCCAGCCCCGCCCAGTGATCGCATCACTGGCCCGACGCCTCCCTCGCGGAGGCGTTTCTATTTCCTCGGCCCGCGACAGGTTGGCTCCTTGCCTGTCCGGGCCGCTTTCATTCGAGGACCTGATCCTGAACATGCTCAACGTCGACTACCGCAAGGTCGAGACGCTGATTCCCTACGCCCGCAATCCACGGACCCACTCGGACGCGCAGGTGGCCAAGATCGCCGCCAGCATCGTCGAGTACGGCTGGACCAACCCGGTGCTGGTCGACGGCGACAACGGCGTCATTGCCGGGCATGGACGGCTCGCCGCCGCCCGCAAGCTCGGCCTCGACGAGGTGCCGGTGATCGAGCTGGGCCACATGACGCCGGCGCAGAAGCGCGCGTATGTCATCTCCGACAACCGCCTGGCGCTCGACGCCGGGTGGGACGAGGAACTGCTGGCGCTGGAGTTGGCTGAGCTGTCCGAGGCAGGCTACGACCTGGCGCTGACCGGATTCGACGAGTCCGAGATCGATGCGCTGCTGGCCGACGAGACGACGGGCGGCGACGGCGAGCAGGAAGAAGGTGGCGACGACGCTGCTGACGATGTCCCGGAGACCCCGGCGGTCCCGGTGTCTCGCGCTGGCGATGTCTGGGCGCTCGGCCCGCACCGCCTGATCTGCGGCGACGCCGCCGACGCCAACGTGGTCGCCGCCTTGATGCAGGGCGAGCGTGCGCGCCTGTGCTTCACCTCGCCGCCCTATGGCAACCAGCGCGACTACACGACCGGCGGCATCGCCGATTGGGATGCGCTGATGCGCGGCGTGTTCGCCCAGCTGCCGATGGCCGACGACGCACAGGTGCTGGTCAACCTCGGCCTCATTCACCGCGACAACGAGTTCGTGCCCTACTGGGACGGCTGGCTCGGCTGGATGCGCACGCAGCGCTGGCGGCGCTTTGCCTGGTACGTGTGGGACCAGGGGCCGGGCATGCCTGGCGACTGGGCGGGCCGCTTCGCCCCGAGCTTCGAGTTCGTCTTCCACTTCAACCGAGCGAGCCGCAAGCCGAACAAGATCGTGCCCTGCAAGCACGCCGGCCAGGAGTCGCATCTGCGCGCCGACGGCTCGTCGACCGCGATGCGCAGCAAGGAGGGTGAGGTCGGCGGTTGGACCCACGCAGGTCAACCGACGCAGGACACCCGGATTCCCGACTCGGTGATCCGCGTGATGCGCCACAAGGGCAAGATCGGCCAGGACATCGACCACCCGGCCGTATTCCCGGTGGCGCTGCCGCAGTTCGTCATCGAGGCCTACTCGGACGAGGGCGACCTGGTGTTCGAGCCCTTCGGCGGCAGCGGCACGACGATGCTGGCCGCGCAGCGTACCGGTCGCATTTGCCGCACCGTCGAGATCGCGCCGGAGTACGTGGATGTCGCCGTTCAGCGCTTCCAGCAGAACCATCCCGACGATCCAGTCACGTTGCTCGCGACCGGTCAGTCCTTCGACGAAGTCGCGGCCGAGCGACTGGCGGTGACCGAGGTGGCGGGATGACGTCGTCCTGGCTTGCCGACAAGATCGAGCAGTGGCCGACGGCCAAGCTGGTGCCGTACGCCCGCAACGCGCGTACGCACTCGGATGCGCAGGTCGCGCAGATCGCCGCGTCCATCGCCGAGTTCGGCTTCACCAATCCGATCCTGGCCGGCAGCGACGGCGTGATCGTCGCCGGCCACGGACGGCTCGCGGCCGCGCAGAAGCTCGGCCTGGAGGTGGTGCCAGTCGTGGTGCTCGACCATCTCAGCCCGACGCAGCGCCGGGCCCTGGTGATTGCCGACAACCGCATCGCCGAGAACGCCGGCTGGGACGATGCCATGCTGCGCGTCGAACTCGCTGCGCTGGCCGACGACGACTTCAACGTCGCACTGACCGGCTTCGACGCCGACGCGTTGGCCGAACTGATGGCGGGTGAAGAACCCGACGCCGATGGCCAGACCGTTGACGATGCCGTACCCGAGGTGCCCGAGACGCCGATCTCCCGCTCGGGCGACATCTGGCAGCTCGGTGGTCATCGCCTGCTGTGCGGCGACGCCACGGTAGATGCGAGTTACGAGCGACTGCTGGCCGGTGCGCAAGCGGACATGGTCTTCACCGACCCGCCGTACAACGTGAACTACGCCAACAGCGCCAAGGACAAGATGCGCGGCAAGGATCGCGCGATCCTGAACGACAACCTGGGTGACGGCTTCTACGACTTCCTGCTGGCCGCGTTGACGCCGACCGTCGCCCATTGCCGGGGCGGCATCTACGTGGCGATGTCCTCCAGCGAACTCGACGTCCTGCAGGCCGCCTTCCGCGCCGCCGGTGGCAAGTGGTCGACCTTCATCATCTGGGCCAAGAACACCTTCACGCTGGGCCGCGCCGACTACCAGCGTCAGTACGAACCGATCCTGTACGGTTGGCCGGAGGGGGCGCAGCGTCACTGGTGCGGTGACCGCGACCAGGGCGACGTCTGGAACATCAAGAAGCCGCAGAAGAACGACCTGCACCCGACGATGAAGCCGGTGGAGCTGGTCGAGCGCGCGATCCGCAATTCGAGCCGGCCCGGCAACGTGGTGCTCGACCCGTTCGGGGGCTCGGGCACGACGTTGATCGCTGCCGAGAAGTCAGGGCGGCAGGCGCGGCTGATCGAGCTCGACCCCAAGTACGTCGACGTGATCGTGCGCCGCTGGCAGGACTGGACCGGCCAGCAGGCCACCCGCGAGTCGGATGGCCTGGCGTTCGATCAGGCCGCCAGCGAGTCCTCGACGATCTCGGTGTGAATCACGAAGCCCGTCAGGTAGGGCATGCCGCGCGGGATGCCGTAGTCCTTGCTGGTCTGGCGCCCGATGGTCCAGCCCATCCACTGCTGGGTGGCGGTGTTGATCGCGTCCGCCAGGGCTTGGCCGCGGTACAGAGCGTTCTGAACGTCGTCCGCGAAGTGGCGGCCGTGGCGGCTGTCGAGGAAGGTCCGGACCGACTCGAGGGGCTGGCCGGTGGCGTCCGAGACGGCGGTCATCGCCAGGGGCCAGGCCGCGTTGGCCTTCTCGTCCATCGTGCCCCAAAAGCCCCAGGCATCGTTCTGGGTGACGGGGATCGGGCGGGTGGTGTTCATCTCGGGCTCCTTGGCGTTGATCGTTGCGACGCTCGTAGTAACGCGCTGTTCGATGGAGAAGCCAAGCGCGGCTCGGCCCCTTCTTCGATCTTTCTGATCAGGCGATCCGATAGACCCGTTCGCCACCCTGCGGCTTGTCCGAGACGATGGCCAGACCGAGCTTCTTCTTGAAGGCCCCGGCAAAGGTGCCGCGCACGGTGTGCGCCTGCCAGCCGGTGGCCTCGCAGATCTGGCGAACGGTGCTGCCCTCGGGGCGGCGCAGCATCGCGATCACCTGGGCCTGCTTGCTGTTCTCGCGCGTGCGCGGCTTGGTGTCTGCGCGCTCCTTCGCCCACGTTGCTTCGGCGGCTGCTACGGCGGCCTCGATTTCGGGGTCGGCTTCTGGATGTACGGGTGCGGGATCGGGCGTGGGACGGGGGCGCCCCATCGCGTCGTAGCCCTCGGCGGCGACGAACCAGTCTGCACCGTCGGTGGTGATCAGGGCGCGGTTGAACAGACCATCGAGCACCTTCTTCCGGGCGCCGCCTTTGATGTTGTCGGGGAACCAGACGATCTTGCCGTCGCTGTGTTCGAGGGCGTGGGCCAGGATCGTGTGCTGGGCGGGGGTCAGTTGGGTGGTGGTCATCTCTTGCTCCTTGCAGGGGTTGATCGGGTGACGTGACGAACGCGCTGTTCTCGATGGAAGCCAAGCTGATTCCGAAGGACCGACGATGAATTGATCGAAGAGGGCAATGGGAATCTCGATTCGGGCTTACGCCCGCCACCGGGGCGTGACCGACACGGCCGTTCACAAGGCCATCCGTACAGGGCGCATCGCGCCCGAGGCGGACGGCACCATCGACCCGGACAAGGCCGACCGCGAGTGGGCGCGCAACTCCGAGGCTCCGAAGGCAGGGACTCGCGCCAAGGCGGTCAAGGCCGCTGTGCCGGAGTCGGCGGCCGATGCTCCTGCCGGCCTGCCCGCGGGCGGCGCGTCACTGCTACAGGCGCGAACGGTCAACGAAGTGGTGAAGGCGCAGACGAACAAGGTGCGCCTGGCCCGCCTCAAGGGCGAACTGGTCGACCGTCCGCAGGCCATCGCGCATGTGTTCAAGCTGGCGCGCTCAGAGCGCGATGCGTGGCTGAACTGGCCAGCGCGCATCTCCGCGCAGATGGCCGCCAAGCTCGGCATCGAGCCTCATGCGATGCACGTCGCCCTGGAGGCTGCAGTGCGCGAGCACCTGCAGGAACTGGGCGAACTGCGCCCCCGGGTGGACTGATGCTGGACGTCGACTACGAAGGCGCGGCCGAGATCGAGCGCGCCTGGCGCGAGGGGCTGACGCCAGATCCACTACTCACGGTGTCCGAATGGTCGGACCGCCACCGGATGCTGTCCAGCAAGGCATCGGCCGAGCCGGGACGCTGGCGGACCAGCCGCACGCCGTACCTGAAGGCCATCATGGACTGCCTGTCGCCGACCTCGCCGGTCGAGCGCGTGGTGTTCATGAAGGCCGCGCAGCTCGGCGCGACCGAGATGGGATCGAACTGGATCGGCTACGTGATCCACCACGCGCCGGGGCCGATGATGGCGGTCTGGCCGACGGTGGAGATGGCCAAGCGCAACTCCAAGCAGCGGATCGATCCGCTGATCGAGGAGTCAGCCGCGCTGGCCGAACTGATCGCACCGGCGCGCAGCCGCGACTCGGGCAACACGATCCTGGCCAAGGAGTTCCGGGGCGGCGTGCTGGTGATGACCGGCGCCAACAGCGCGGTGGGGTTGCGCTCGATGCCGGTTCGCTACCTGTTCCTCGACGAGGTGGACGGCTACCCCCTGGACGTCGAGGGCGAAGGCGACGCGATCTCGCTGGCCGAGGCGCGCACGCGAACTTTCGCGCGCCGCAAGATCTTCATCGTCTCGACGCCGACGATCTCGGGCGCGAGCGCCATCGAGCGCGAGTACGACGCGAGCGACCAGCGGAGGTACTTCGTGCCGTGTCCGCACTGCTCGCACCGACAGTGGCTGCGCTTCGAGCAACTGCGCTGGGAGCGCGGGCAGCCCGACTCGGCGGCGTACATCTGCGAGTCCTGTGACGCCTCGATTGCCGAGCACCACAAGACGTGGATGCTCGAACACGGCGAGTGGCGCGCGCTGGTGCCGGAGAACGGCATCAAGACGGCGGGCTTCCATCTGTCCTCGCTGTACAGCCCGGTCGGGTGGCGCAGCTGGCGGGACATCGCCGCCGCCTGGGAAAGCGCCGTGAGCAAGGAGTCCGGTTCGGCAGCGGCGATCAAGACCTTCAAGAACACCGAGCTCGGTGAGACCTGGGTCGAGGAAGGCGAAGCCCCGGATTGGCAGCGGCTGGTCGAGCGCCGAGAGGACTACCCGCTGGGCAGGGTGCCGGAGGGCGGCCTGCTGCTGGTCGGCGGTGCAGACGTGCAGAAGGACCGCATCGAGGCGTCCATCTGGGCCTTCGGTCGCGGCAAGGCTTCGTGGCTGGTGGAGCACCGCGTACTGATGGGCGACACCGCCCGTGACGCGGTGTGGAAGCGCCTGGCGGAGTTGATCGCAGAGAACTGGACCCACGCGTCGGGGTCGGCCATGCCGCTGGCGCGCTTCGCGCTGGACACTGGCTTTGCGACGCAGGAGGCCTACGCCTTCGTGCGCGCTTGCCATGACCCGCGCGTGATGCCGGTCAAGGGGGTACCCCGCGGCGCGGCGCTGATCGGCACGCCGACGGCGGTCGATGTCTCGCAGGCCGGCAAGAAGCTGCGTCGGGGCATCAAGGTCTACAGCGTGGCGGTCGGCATCGCCAAGCTGGAGTTCTACAACAACCTGCGCAAGAGCGCGGACGTCGATGAGGACGGCGTGACGGTGACGTACCCGACCGGCTTCGTCCACCTGCCGAAGATCGACGCCGAGTTCATCCAGCAGCTCTGCGCCGAGCAACTGATCACGCGCCGCGACCGCAACGGCTTCCCGATCCGCGAGTGGCAAAAGATGCGCGAGCGCAACGAGGCGCTGGACTGCTACGTGTACGCCCGGGCCGCCGCGAGCGCGGCCGGGCTGGACCGCTTCGAGGAACGCCACTGGCGCGAACTCGAACGACAACTCGGTATGGAGCGGCCACCCGATGAGCCGCCACCGATTCAGACATTCGACGCAGACGAGGCCACCCACAGCGGTGGCCTCGCTGTTTCTGGCAACCGCAATACCGGCCGGCGCGTGATCAAGAGCCGCTGGCTGACCCGCTGAGGATCTTCGTGACCTACACCACCACCCAACTCGACGCGCTCAAGCGTGCGCTGGCCACAGGCGAGCGCCGCGTGAGCTTCGCCGACAAGACGGTCGAGTACCGCTCGGTCGAGGAACTGCAGGCGGCGATCCGCACCGTGGAATCCGAGCTTGCGCGCAGCGCCGGTGCGGGTCGCAAGCGCCAGATCCGGGTCACGACGGCGAAGGGCTTCTGATGACCTGGATCGCCAAGCTCCGTGGCCTGCTCGGCCAGCAACCGGTCCACGAGGCCGCTGGCCGAGGAAGGCGCTCGCTGGCCTGGATGCCGGGCAACCCCGGCGCAGTGGCCGCCATGCTGGCCACCAGCACCGAGCTGCGCATCAAGAGCCGCGACCTGGTGCGCCGCAATGCGTGGGCGCAGGCTGGGATCGAAGCCTTCGTCGCCAACGCCGTGGGCACCGGCATCAAGCCGCAGAGCCTGTCCACGGACGAACGCTTCAAGACGGATGTCCAGGCTCTGTGGCGCGACTGGACCGAGGAAGCGGACGCTGCCGGCCAGACCGACTTCTACGGCCTGCAGGCGCTGGCATGTCGGGCGATGCTCGAAGGCGGTGAGTGCTTGATCCGTCTGCGTCCCCGCCGGCCAGAGGACGGACTCGCGGTGCCACTGCAGCTCCAACTGCTGGAGCCCGAGCACCTGCCGATCAGCCTCAACACCGAGCTGCCCTCCGGCAACGTCGTGCGCGCCGGCATCGAGTTCGATGCGATGGGGCGCCGGGTGGCCTACCACCTGTACCGCTCGCACCCTGAGGACGGTCGGCTGGCCCCGATGTCGGGCCAGGGTGGACTGGACACGGTCCGCATCCCAGCGTCCGAGATCATCCACCTCTACCGCGTGCTGCGCCCCGGCCAGATCCGCGGCGAGCCGTGGCTGTCCCGGGCCCTGGTCAAGCTCAACGAGCTGGACCAGTACGACGACGCCGAGCTGGTGCGCAAGAAGACCGCTGCGATGTTCGCCGGCTTCGTGACCCGCCAGAGCCCCGAGGACAACCTGATGGGTGAAGGCGCCGCCGACGGTGAGGGAATCTCGCTAGCCGGTCTGGAGCCTGGAACGCTGCAGATCCTGGAGCCTGGCGAGGACATCAAGTTCTCCGACCCAGCTGATGTCGGCGGCTCCTACTCCGAGTTCCTGCGCACCCAGTTCCGCGCCGTGGCCTCGGCCATCGGCATCACCTACGAGCAGCTGACCGGTGACCTCACCGGCGTCAACTACTCGTCCATCCGTGCCGGGATGCTGGAGTTCCGCCGCCGCTGCGAGATGGTGCAACACGGTGTGCTGGTCCATCAGATGTGCCGCCCGGTGTGGGCAGCGTGGATGAAGCAGGCGGTGCTGGCCGGGGCCCTCGAAGCGCCGGGGTTCGCCCGGGGTGGCGCCGCTCGCCGCCGGCAGTACCTGCAGGCCAAGTGGATTCCGCAGGGTTGGCAGTGGGTCGACCCGGAGAAGGAGTTCAAGGCCATGTTGCTCGCCATCCGCGCGGGCCTGATGAGCCGCTCCGAAGCCATCTCGGCCTTCGGCTACGACGCCGAGGACGTCGACCGCGAGATCGCTGCCGACAACCGCCGCGCCGACAGCCTCGGCCTGATCTTCGATTCCGATCCGCGCCGCACCTCCAAGGACGGCGGTAGTGCCGAGCCGAACCGATCCGCCGACAACACCACGGCGGCGCCGCCCTGAAGGATGACCCCATGACTTTGTTGCCCCATGTGGCGGCACGCCTCTTTGGCGCGCCGCTGCTGATCCATCGCCCGAAGCTCGACGTGATCCTGGCCGTCCTCGGCCCCCGCGTCGGCCTGTCCGATCTGGCAGCGCCAAGTGGCTACACGCCGCCGGAGCGCAGCCCCGACCGCGCGAACGCGAAGGTGGCGGTCGTCCCCATTCACGGAACCCTGGTGCGCCGAACCATCGGCCTCGAGGCTGAGTCGGGGTTGACCAGCTACGCGGCCATCGCAAGCCAGATCGACGCGGCGCTGGCCAGCCCTGATGTCGATGCAATCCTGCTGGACGTGGACTCGCCGGGCGGCGAGTCGGGTGGCGTGTTCGATCTCGCCGACCGCATTCGCGCGGCAGCACAGGTCAAGCCCGTCTGGGCGGTGGCCAACGACATGGCCTTCTCCGCTGCCTACGCGCTGGCCTCAGCGGCGACCAAGGTGTTCGTCTCGCGCACCGGGGGTGTCGGCTCGATTGGCGTCATCGCGATGCACGTCGATCAGTCCGAGAAGGACGCGCAAGACGGCGTTCGCTACACCGCCGTGTTCGCGGGCGACCGCAAGAACGATCTCAACCCCCACGAGCCGATCTCGGACGAAGCCCACGCCTTCCTTAAGGCGGAGGTGAACCGCGTCTACGGGCTGTTCGTCGAGACGGTGGCCCGGCACCGCGGCATCGAGCCGAGCGCAGTGCGCGACACCGAAGCCGGTCTGTTCTTCGGCCAGGCGGCCGTTGCCATCGGCCTGGCCGACGCCATCGGCACGTTCGATGTCGCGCTGTCCCAGCTCCTCGATTCCGTTTCCCCACTCCCGAATCTGGCGGCGAGCCACTCGGGCCATTTCCGCAACCTCCAGATGGAGTCCTACATGAATGATCGATCCGACCCTGCTCCTGCTGATCGGCCTGCTGCTGATCGCGCTGGCCCTGTTCATCAACCGTCGCCCGCCTCCGCAATGAGCGTGGCCGACGCCGTCGAGATCGCCCAGACCTGCACGCTGGCCGGTCGCACCGACCTCATCGCGGGCTTCCTGGAAGCCCAGGCCTCGCCGGCCAAGGTGCGCAGCCAGCTCCTGGCAGCCCAAGCCGACGCGTCGCCCGAGATCGTCACCCGCATCGGACCCGACGCCGCCGCCACGGCGGCCACGGTCGCAGCGGGCAACCCGCTGGTCGAAGCGGCCAAGCAACTCGCCGAGAAGTCCGCTGCCCTGAAGAAGGAGATCTGACATGCCGACCGTGTTCACCGAATCCATGAACTTGGGCGACCTGCTCAAGTACGAGGCCCCGAACCTGTACTCGCGCGACCGCGTCACCGTCGCCGCCGGTCAGAACCTGCCGCTCGGCGCAGTCATCGGCGTGGTCACCGCCACGGGCAAGGTCAAGCAGATCGACCCGTCGGCCACCGATGGCACGCAGGTCGCCGCCGGCGTGCTGATGCAGGCCTGCGACGCTGCTCTCGCCGAGCGTACCGACGGCCTGGTCGTGGCCCGCCACGCCATCGTCTCCGATCACGCCCTGCAGTGGCCGACCGGCATCACCACCGGCGAGCAGCAGGCCGCCATTGCCCAACTCAAGTCGCTGGGCGTCCTCGTGCGCCAGGGAGTCTGACCATGCAGAACATCTTCGAAAACCCCGCCTTCTCGATGTCGGCGCTGACCACCGCCATCAACTTCCTGCCCAACAACTACGACCGCCTCGGCGCGATGGGCCTGTTCGTCGACAAGCCGCAGCGCTTCCGCTCGGTCGTCGTCGAGGAGCAGAACGGCGTGCTCACGCTGCTGCCGACGCTGCCGCCCGGCTCGCCCGGCACCGTGGGCGTGCGCGGCAAGCGCAAGGTGCGCTCCTTCACCATCCCCCACATCCCGCACGACGACGTGATCCTGCCCGAGGAGGTCCAGGGCATCCGCGCCTTCGGGTCGGAGACGGAACTGCAGACCGTGGCGGGCGTGATGGCGCAGCACCTGCAGACCATGCGCAACAAGCATGCGATCACGCTGGAGCACCTGCGCTTCGGTGCGCTCAAGGGCCAGATCCTGGACGCTGATGGCAGCGTGATCTACGACCTCTACAACGAGTTCGAGATCACGCCCAAGACCTTCACGTTCAACATCTCCGACCCGGCGAGCGGCTTCGACGTCAAGAAGACCTGCCTGGACATCGCCCGCTACGTCGATGACAAGCTCCAGGGCGAACGGATGACGGGTCTGCATGCCTTCGTCGGTGAGGACTTCTTCGATGCGCTGACCGGGCACGATGAGGTCAAGGCGGCCTACGACCGCTGGCAGGACGGCCAGGCCCTGCGCACTGACATGCGCGCGGGCTTCACGTTCGCCGGGATCACCTTCGAGGAGCACCGGGGTCGTGCGGCCGCGCCGGGCAGCACGGTGCGGCGCTTCGTCGAGGCCGATGAGGGGCACATCCTGCCGCTGGGCACGATGGACACCTTCGCCACCTACTACGCGCCGGCCGACTTCAACGAGACGGCCAACACGGTGGCCCTGCCGCTTTACGCCAAGCAGGAGCCGCGCAAGTTCGACCGCGGCACCGACCTGCACACGCAGGCCAACCCGCTGCCGCTGTGCCACCGCCCGGCGCTGCTGGTAAAGCTGGTGATGACCTGATGGGTATCGTCGAACGCCTCTACGAGGCGGCGGCGAATGCGGGCCTACTGGTTAGCGCCGAGGTGGCCGGCTGCACGGTATCGGTCGGCTTCCTGTGCATCGACGACAACCTGCTCGACGGGCTGGTCCGTTCGGCGGCCTACACGATGACCTATCCGCTGTCGCTGCTTCCCGACCTGGAGGCAGGACACACCGTCGTGATCGCAGGCCAGACCTACCAGGTGCGTGACGTGCGCGCCATCGGCGACGGGACCGAGCGTCGCGCCGATCTCACTCGGCTGTAGGTGGCGGCGATGACCTCGATCCGCGAGCAGATCCTGCTGGCGGTGATGGCGGTTGTCCGTCCCACGGCCGAGGGGCTGGGCGCCACCGTCCACCGCTCACCCACGGTGGCCATCGGCCGGGAGCAATGCCCGGCGCTGGTGGTGTTCCCCGAGTCGGATTCGATCACCGAGCGCGCCAACGACCGCGTCACGCGGGAGCTGACCGTTCGCATCGTCGCCCTGGCCCGGGCCGTCCCACCCGTCGCACCCGAGACCGAGGCCGACCAGCTGCTCACCGCCGCGCACGCGGCGCTGATGGCCGACCTGAACCTCGGTGGCCTGGCCCTCGGCATCCGCGAGCAGGAGTGCGAGTGGGAAGTGGAGGACGCCGATGCCGTGGCCGCCGCCATCCCGGCGCGCTACGCGATCACCTACCGGACGCTGGCGCGCGACCTCTCCTCACCAGGATGAATCCATGACCCGACTTGTCTTGAAACGCCCGCACACCCACGCGGGCAAGGCCTTCAAGGCCGGCGATCGGATCGACACCGACGCGACCACGGCCGACTGGCTGATCGCCCACGGAGTCGCCGCACCGGATGCCGTGCCGCCGAAGGCAGACCCCGAACCCGCTGACCTCAAACCCGACCTTCCTCGGTCCCAACGCAAGGAACCCAAGCCATGAGCACCTACGCCAGTTTCCAAGGCCGCGTCTTCCTCGGCAAGCGCGACATCGCCGGCCTTCCCATCGAAGTGCGCTCGCCCGGCAACGTCGCCGAGCTGAAGCTCTCCCTCAAGACCGACGTGCTGGAGCACTACGAGAGCCAGACCGGCCAGCGCTCGCTCGACCATCGCATGGTCAAGCAGAAGTCGGCCACCGTGAACCTCACCATCGAGGAGTTCACCAAGGAGAACCTGGCGCTCGCGCTGTACGGCACGCACGTGGTCGGCACGCCGGGCACCGTGACGGACGAACCCATCGGCGGAGCCACGCCGACGGTGGGCGACCGCTACTTCTTCGCCCACCCCAAGGTGTCCTCGCTGGTGGTCGTCGATTCCGCGGGCACGCCGGCCACGCTGACGGCCGGCACCCACTACACCGCCGACCTGGACTTCGGTGCCCTCCAGTTTCTGGATACCACCGGCTTCACCGCGCCGTTCAAGGCGAGCTACGGCTACGGCGTGGCCACCGAGATTGGCATCTTCACGCAGGCGCTGCCCGAGCGTTACCTGCGGCTCGAAGGCGTCAACACGGCGCAGGGCAACGCCAAGGTGCTGGTCGAGCTCTACCGCGTGGCCTTCGATCCGCTCAAGGAGATCTCCTTCATCTCCGACGAGTACAACAAGTTCGAGCTGGAAGGCTCGCTGCTGGCCGACAGCACCAAGCCCTTCGACGCGGTGCTCGGCCAGTTCGGCCGCATCGTGCAGCTCTGAGGGATGGGTGAGCCATGAACGATCTGGACACCCTCGTCCCCCAAGGGATCGAACTCGTCATCGACGGCGAGCCCCTGGTGATCAAGCCGCTGAAGGTCGGGCAGTTGCCCGGCTTTCTGCGCGCCATCTCGCCGGTGATGCAGCAGATCTCGTCCACGGAAATCGACTGGCTGGCGCTGTTCGGCGAGCGCGGCGATGACCTGCTGTCGGCCATCGCCATCGCGGTCGGCAAGCCACGGGCCTGGGTCGACGAGCTGGCCGCCGATGAGGCGATCCTGCTGGCGGCCAAGGTGATCGAGGTCAACGCCGATTTTTTTACCAGGACGGTGATGCCGAGGCTCGACGGAGTGCTCGCAGCGGGCCTGAAGGTACCGGCAGCCATGGGTGGTTCGACGCCATCCAGTACCTGATCGAGCGCGGCCACCGCTTGCCCGACATCCTCGACTACACGCTGGCGCAGTTGCGGGGCTTCCTGGCGGCCACGACCCGGTCGGACGCTGCGCGCGATGCCCGGCTGCTGTCACTGCTCGCCATCGGCACGCGCGGCGACGCGCGTCAGCTCGACAAGACCCTCGACCGCCTGACAGACCATGCGCATCTCGATCCGCATCGATAGCGCCGCCGGCAACGCACAGTTGCGTCGCTGGGGCGGCGAGTTCAGGACCAAGGTGCAGAAAGCGGTGGAGCGCGCCATGCGCACCGAGGCCACCGAGATCAAGGACGACGTGCGCGGCCACGTGGCCGGTCAGATGGCGGTGGTCAGGAAGTCCTTCCTCAAGGGCTTCACCGCGAAGGTGCTGGCCAAGGACCCGAACCGACTGCCGGCGCTCTACGTGGGCTCGCGGATTCCGTGGTCGGGCATGCACGAGAGCGGCGGACAGATCGCCGGGCGGATGCTGATCCCCTTACACGGTCGGGTCGGACGCAAGCGCTTCAAGGCGCAAGTGGCCGAACTCATGCGCGGCGGCAACGCCTACTTCATCAAGAACGCCAAGGGGAACATCGTCCTGATGGCCGAGAACATCAAGGAGTACGACCGGCCGCTGTCGGGCTTCAAGCGCCGCTACCGCAAGGCCGAGGGCGTCAAGCGCCTCAAGCGCGGCGCCGATATCCCCATCGCCGTGCTCGTGCCCAAGGTGGTGCTCAAGAAGCGCCTGAACGTCGAGCGCCTGGTCGCGGGCCGTATTCCGCGCCTGTCGGCCGCCGTCGAGCGCGAGATCAGCGTCATCGATTGACCCATGGCCAAGCGAATCTCCATCCTCGTTGCGCTGGAAGGTGCCGACGAAGGGCTCAAGCGCGCCATCACGTCGGCCGAGCGCAGCCTCGGCGAACTGTCCAACACGGCCAAGACCAGCGGCGCCAAGGCCGCGTCGGGCATCGCCGAGGTGCGCGCGGGCATGTCCGCCTTCGGCGAGCAGGTCAACCGCGCAAAGACCCAGCTGCTGGCTTTCCTGACGATCAATTGGGCTGGCGGCAAGGTCCAGGAGATCGTCCAGATCGCCGACGCGTGGAACATGATGTCCGCGCGCCTGAAGCTGGCCACGGCAGGGCAGCGCGAGTACGTCACCGCGCAGAAGGAACTCTTCGCCATCGCGCAGCGCATTGGCGTGCCGATTCAGGAGACGGCCACCCTGTACGGCAAGCTGCAGCAGGCTGTGCGGATGCTGGGCGGCGAACAGCAGGACGCGCTGTCCATCACCGAGAGCATCTCGCAGGCGCTGCGCCTGTCGGGCGCGTCCGCCACCGAAGCACAGTCGTCACTGCTGCAGTTCGGGCAGGCGCTGGCCTCGGGCGTGCTGCGCGGCGAGGAGTTCAACTCCGTCGTCGAGAACAGCCCGCGCCTGGCGCAGGCCCTGGCCGATGGCCTCAACGTTCCCATCGGGCGGCTGCGCAAGCTCGCCGAGGAAGGCCGCCTGACGGCCGACGTGGTGGTCAATGCGCTGATGAGCCAGAAGGACAAGCTGGCCGCCGAGTATGCGCAGTTGCCGCAGACGGTCAGCCAGAGCTTCGAGCGCCTGCGCAACGCCTTCGCCCAATGGGTCAGCAAGGTCGATGAGTCCACCGGCTTCACCAAGAAGCTGGCCGAGGCGCTCACGTTTCTCGCCAACAACCTCGATACGGTGATGCAGTGGTTGAAGCGCATCGCCGAGGTCGGGCTGGCGGTGCTGATCTACCGCCTGATCCCGGCCCTGATCACCGCCTGGCAGACGGCGGGAGCGGCAGCGATCACGGCGGCCACCGCCACGTCGGCGGCGTGGGCGACCGCGAACCTGTCGGTGTCGGCGGCGGTGGCCAGCGTCGGCCTGCTCAAGACCGCGTTCGCTGTCCTGGGCGCTCTCCTCGTCGGCTGGGAGATCGGCACCTGGTTGTCCGAGAAGTTCGAGATCGTCCGCAGGGCCGGCATCTTCATGGTGGAGATGTTGGTCAAGGGCATCGAGCAGCTGCGCTACCGCTGGGAGGTCTTCGCTGCCGTCTTCACCTCGGACACGATTGCCGAGGCGACGAAGCGCCACGAGGCGCGGCTCGCAGAGATGAACCAGATCTTCGCGCAGATGTACGCCGATGCCTCCCGCGGGGCGGAAGCAGCCAAGGGGGCGATGAACACCGCCGCGACGACCGCCGAGGAGATCGCCAAGCGGCTGGAGGCCGTGCGCCAGGGTACGCAGGAGGCGGTCGGTCGGGGCATCGAGGCGGTGCACACCGCGTTGGAGCGCCTGAAGACCCGGCTCGGCGAGGTCGAGCAGGCCGTCGGCAAGGCCAACCAGACGGTCAACGACGCCACCGCCAAGATGGCCGAGGCGTACAAGGGCCTGACCTCCATCGTCGAGGCCAACCTGCTGCGGCAGATCGAGGCGGTGAAGGCGCGCTACCAGCAGGAGCAGTCGGCGCTGGAGACCACCAAGCAGTCCGAAGCGGCGCTTATCACCAGGGCGACGCAGCTGCTCACCGACGCACTGACCCAGCAGACGACGCTGCGCCGGCAGGCGACCACCGACACCCTCAAGCTGATCGACGACGAGTCGCGCGCCCGCTTCGAGGCCGCACGCCGGCAGGGGCAGACCGAGGAAGAGCGCCGCGCCAACGTCCAGCGCGTCGAAAACGAGATCCTGGCGACCAAGCGCCAGACGATGACGCAGGCGCTGGCCGAGTACCGGCAGCACATCGACGCCCTCAATGCCGAGGCGAACCGGCACCTCACCGAGATCAAGCGCATCGAGGAGGAGAAGCGCCAGCTCTCGATGACGACGGAGGAGCGCATCCGCGACATCCGCCGTCAGGGCATGACGGAGTTCGAGGCGACCGAGGACCGCAAGCGCCAGGTCGCCGAGTACCAGGAGAAGGCGCGCACGGCGCTGGCCAACGGCGAGTTCGAGCAGGCCCGGCAGCTCGCGCAGAAGGCGATGGACCTCGCCTCGCAGGTGGCCAGCGCCCAGACCAGCGAGGCCAAGCGTGGCGAGGATGCGCGCAAGCAGTCCGAGCAGGCAGTCACGCAGGTCACCCAGCTCGAGGCGCAGTCACGCGAGGCCTACCGCAAGCAGGAGTACGCGCAGGCCGAAGCTCTGATGCGTCAGGCCGACCAACTGCGCGCCGAACTGGCGCAGCGGACGAAGGAGGCAGACGCCCAGATCGCGCAGGGCAAGGACGGCGTCAACCAGGCCATCCAGCGCATCCGGGAGTCCGAGGAGATCCTCAACCAGACCCTGGACGCCGAGGCCAAGGCGCACCAGCGCGCCGCGCAGGCAGCGCTCTCGGCGCGCGACGAGATCCAGCGCACGCTCACCGAGACGTCCAACCAGATCGACCAGATCACCGCCAAGCTCGCCGCGGGCCTCAAGGTCACGCTGGACGCCGACACCTCGCGCTTCGACCAGGCGATTGCCGACCTCGACAAGGCCATCGCCGAGAAGCAGTACCTGCTGGCGATCCAGGCCGATCTGCAGGAGGCCGAGAAGAAGCTCAAGGAGTACGAGCAGCTGCTCAAGGAAGGCAAGACGCTTCCGGTCGATGCCGACGTGTCGAAGGCCAAGGAAGCGCTCGACAAACTGAAGGTCTACGCCGACCAGAACTCGCAGTTCGAGCTGAAGGTGGCCACGGAGAAGGCGCAGGCGGCCATCGGCAATGTCGAGCGGCAGATCCTGGCGCTGGACCGCATCCAGACCGAGTCGCGCCACCAGGTGAACTCGAACGCGGACGCTGCCCGATCCGAGATCCTGAGCCTCAACGGCATGAACACGTCGAGCACGCACACGATCTACGTGCGCAAGGTGGAGACGAATGCCACCGGTGGCTTGGTGGGACGCGGCGTGCGCCACTTTGCCGACGGCGGCGCGGTGTCGCCGGCGTTCCCGAGGATGAGCGGCGGCTCCGTCCCCGGCTCGGGTCACCACGACACCGTGCCGCGAACCTTGGAAGCCGGCGCCTTCGTGATCCGCAAGGCGGCCGTGCAGAAGTACGGTGGCGGTGCCCTGGCGCGCCTCGCTAGCGGCGTAGCGCGCTTCGCCGTCGGCGGCCCGGTGCGGGTGTTCGGTGGCGGCCGCTCACCGGCTGGCGGCGAGCAGCCCAGCACCCCGAAGAAGAACCGCGAGGCCGCCGAGGCGTTGAAGATGATCGAGCTCGGCCTGCAGGCAATGAACGAGTACACCGGCTGGCTGCAGTGGAACTACGGCGCCTCGGTCAGCCTGGATATGAAGCGCAAGACGATGGAGTACTGGGGCACGATGGCGCGCGATGACCGGCGCGCGCTCGATGGGTTCATCGGCCGCAAGACGCTCACCGGTAACGAGCGCCAGACCCTGGACCGCATCAAGCAGAACTGGCGACAGGCGATGGCGCAGCCTCTCGTCTACGGCAAGGACGTCGAGCGCGACCTGATCGACTACATGGAGCAGAACCAGGGCGAGTTCTACCGGCGTGGCGGCATGGCAAAGTCCGACAGCGTGCCGGCCATGCTCACGCCGGGTGAGTACGTGGTGAACAAGGACGCGGTGGCGCGCTACGGCTCGGGCTTCTTCGAGGCGGTGAACAACCTGTCGGTCCCAGCCAGGGCCCTCGCGCAGCGTGTCCAGGGTTTCGCCACGGGCGGCCTCGTTCGGTCCGCGGGCTCTGCACCGGCCCGCCCGGTACTGCCTGCCGACGGCACACCGTCCCGGACCGTCCGGGTCGAACTGGCCGCAGGCGACCGCAAGGTCACCGCCACGGTCGATGCGCGCGACGAGTCGCGCCTGCTGCAACTGCTGGAAGTCGCCCGAGCCCGGGCGGTCTGAGTCCCATTCCCATGCAACTGAAGAACCTCGCCACCGGGGTGGCTCTGCCATTGCCCGACGACTTGCTGTGGACCGACGAGCACGCCTGGACGCCGGCCGTGGCCTCGATGTCCTACCTCGTGACCGGCGCGCTGCTGGTGCAGTCCGCCGTGCGCCAAGCCGGTCGGCCGATCACGCTGGCGGGCGCCATCGATATGGCCTGGGTGACCCGGGCCACGGTTGCCGCGCTTCACGAGTGGGCCGCTGTTCCGCTGGGCGCGAGCAGCGGCCGCTTCGAACTGACGCTGGCCGACAGCCGCGTGTTCGAGGTGGCCTTTCGGCACGGCGAGACACCCGTCGAGGCCGAGCCCGTCGCTGGGTTCCCCGCCCGATCCGACGATGACTTCTACCGACTGACCCTGCGATTCCTGGAGCTATGACATGCCGATCCAATCCGGCGACGTGAAACTGCTGAAGTCCGCCGTGATGGCGGACGTGCCGGAAGGCGGAGGCGCGCCCACCGGAATCACCATCGCTGACGGCGTCTCCAACGCCATCTTCCCCGACATCTCCGAGCTGGATCGTGCGGGCGGCCGGGTGAATCTGCGCAAGTCCTTCGTCTCGGTGCAGACCGGCGACACGGACACCTACTTCGGCGCGAATGTCATCGTCGCCGAGCCGCCTCAGGACCCGCGCGTCAGCGTGACGCTGTTCAGCACGGCAAAGACCTTCGATACCCGCGAGCAGGCACAGGTGCGCATCGAGGCCTACCTCAACAAGGGGCCGGAGTGGGCGGGCTATCTGTTCGAGAACCACATCGCCGGCCAGCGCGTGATCCAGCTGTTCCAGCGCACGACCGACACCATCCCGAACGTCGGGCAGACGCTGGTGCTGATCGAGAACGAGGGGCTGGGCACGCAGAAAGAGCAGTACGTGCGAGCGACGTCGGTCTCCGTCGTCGAGCGGACGTTCACCTACAACAACGACCAGGACTACAAGGCCAGCGTCGTCACGGTCAGCATCAGCGACGCGCTGCGGTACGACTTCACCGGCTCGCCTGCGAGCCGCACATTCACCCGGATTGGCAGCAGCACCAAGGTGCGCGACACGGTGGTGGCCGATGCCGGCACCTATGTCGGGGTGGTGCCACTCACCCAGGCGGCGTCCGTCGGCGACTTCACCATCAAGGGCGCCTCGATCTACACCCAGCTGGTGCCGAGTGCGCAGACCGAGACGCCGATCTCGTTCGTGCCGCCGTATGCGGCTGCCGGTCTGCCGGTGCCAGGCGCCGTGGCGGTGAGCTACACGGCGAGCCACGCCTGGACGCCGACCGTGGCGTTCAACTTACCGGGTGGCTGCTTGCCGGGGTCGCTCTCCATTCAGACGGCTGGCATCACGATCTTTGACGACGCGGGTCTGCTCAAGACAGCGAGCGGAACCATCGGCACCATCGACTACGCCAACGGCATCCTGTCCCTGAACTCGGGCTCGATGTCGAGTTCGAAGGTCGTCATCTACACACCGGCCGCACGAATTCTCCGCGCGCCGCAGAGCTCGGAGGTTCCGATCACCCCGGAGTCGAGAAGCCAGTCCTATGTCGGTGCCGTGCTGCCGGTGCCACAGCCCGGGACGCTGTCGATCAGCTACATGGCGCAGGGGCGCTGGTACGTGCTGTCCGACGGTGGCAACGGGTCGCTCAAGGGCCTCGACACCAGCTACGGCGCGGGCACCGTCAACCGCAACACCGGCGCCTTCGTGGTCACCCTGGGCGCGCTGCCCGACGTCGGTTCATCGCTCATCCTGACCTGGAACGTCCCGACGCAGGAGACGCAGCAGCCGTCGACGACCCTCAAGGCATCCCAGACCCTAGTGCTGAATCCACCGGCCGACAAGGCGGTGCAGCCGGGAACGCTGTCGGTGTCCTGGGAGTACGACGGCGCCAAGACTGCGACGGCCAACGCGGCCGGCGAGATCTCCGGGGCGGCGACGGGAAGGGTGAGCATCGCGCAGAGCCGTGTGGAGTTCGCCCCCAACGTGCTGCCTGCAGTGGGAACGCTGCTCACCGTCAGCTACGTGGCGGGTCCGAAGCAGGAGGACAGCTTCGCGCACCCCTCGCGCAACGGCGCGGGCCAGGTACCGGTGACCGCCACGCTCGACGCCATCGAGCCCGGCTCCCTCGAAGTCGAGTGGAACACCTTGACCGACGAGGCGGTGCTCGGGGCCTACACCATCCAGCAGCTGATGGAGATGGGCGTGGCCGTGTCTATCTGGCGCGACCCCATCCAGATCGCCCGCGACAACGGCAGCGGGGCCGTGGTGCTCAACGGCATCAGTATCGGCACGGTGAACTACGCCACCGGGCAGGTGGCGTTCAACCCCGATGTGACGGTCCGGATTCCGCGACCCAACTACACGGCGGTGGCCATCAACGGCACGGGCCGATGGCGTCTGAACTACAGCGGCCTGTCATACATCGACGCGCCGTCCGTGTACCCGAACGATGAATCCGGCTTCGTGAAGCTGCGCTACAACAGCGCGGGCTCCACGAGCAGTCTGACCGAGACCATCCCGTTCTCGCCCTCGTTCAAGCTGGTGCCCGGCGTGAACGCGCAGGTGGTGACTGGCACGGTCCTGCTCACCGTGGCAGGCGCGCAGCCCTGGGGTGACAACGGCCAGGGAACGTTGCGCGAATTCACACCGAGCGGTTGGGTCACGCGCGGCTCGATCAACTACCTGTCGGGCGACGTGGCGCTGACGTCCTGGACGGCCGGCACGGACAACTCGATCACGCGCGCCAGTTGCGTGACTACGGTCGGCGAGAACATCTCCAGCGAGTACGTGTTCCGCACAGGCGCGGCGCCACTGCGCCCGGGGTCGCTGTCTGTCCAGTTCGCCCGCGCGGTCGGCGGCACGCAGAGCGTGACGGCGGGCATCGACGGCAAGATCGAGGCGACTGGCATCACCGGCGCGGTGGACTACGAGAGCGGTCTGGTTCGTCTGCGCTTCGGCCGGATGGTCACTGCCGCAGGCAACGAGAGCCAGCCCTGGTACGCCGCCGAAGGGGTAGGCGCTGACGGCAAGATCTTCAAGCCCGAGCCGGTGGCGGCGTCCAGCGTGCGCTACAGCGCGGTGGCCTACAGCTACCTGCCGCTGGACGCGAACCTGCTGGGCATCGATCCGGTTCGTCTGCCCAGTGACGGGCGCGTGCCGATCTTCCGGCCCGGTGGCTTCGCGGTGGTCGGGCACACCGGGCGCATCACCACCTCGGTCAGCAACGGGCAGACCATCAACTGCGCGCGTGTCCGCCTGTCTCGGGTGCGCGTGGTCGGCCACGACGGCGTGGTGATCCACACCGGCTACACCGCCGACCTTGAAGCCGGCACCGTCACCTTCAGCGATGTCTCCGGCTACAGCCAACCGGTGACCATCGAGCACCGCGTCGAGGACATAGCCGTCGTGCGCGATGTGCAGATCAGCGGCGAGATCAGCTTCACGCGGGCGCTGACGCACCAGTACCCGGTCGCGAACCCCGGCGATCCAGCGTCCGGGAGTTTTGTCTCCAGCGCCCTGATCGCGGGAGACCTCTTCGCCCGCGTCAGTCTGGTGTTTGATCAGGGCACATGGAACGGCGCCTGGTCGGATGCGCTGGTGGGCAGTGCCGCCACCGCGACGTTCAACAACACGCAGTACCCGATCCTGGTGACCAATCGCGGCGCGCTGACCGAACGCTGGATCGTGCGCTTCACCAACAACACCTCGTTCGATGTGATCGGCGAGAACGTCGGCGTCATCGCCACCGGCAACACCAGCGCCGACTGCGCGCCGAACAACCCGGCGACCGGTGTCCCGTACTTCCGCCTTCCCGCGCTCGGCTGGGGCAACGGCTGGGCCACCGGCAACGTGCTGCGCTTCAACACCATCGGCGCGCAGTTCCCGGTGTGGGTGGTGCGCACCGTCCAGCAAGGGCCGGAAAGCGTGCCCGACGACAACTTCACGTTGCTGATCCGCGGAGATGTCGACACGCCTTGAGGGCGTGGGTGGACACCCTCTGAACTCACAGACTGGAACTCACGACATGCCTGATCTCACCGTCAAGTACTTCAACAGCGGCATGACCGGCGCGCCTCAGATCGCCAACAACTGGGGCGATCTGGTGAGCATGCTCGACGCCTGCCTGGTCAACGGCTTCGCATTGAAGGCGATCGACACGCTGACCTCGGCGGGCGGCATCGCCACGGCCACGATCTCCTCCGGACACGCCTACCGCTCGGATCAGGTGGTGCTGATCGCCGGCGCCGAGCAGCCCGAGTACAACGGGCAGTTCCGCGTCCTGACGACGACCACCACCACCTTCACGTTCGCGGTGACGGGCACGCCGGCCTCGCCCGCTACGACCACGTCGAGCCTGAGCGCCAAGGTGGCGCCGCTCGGCTGGGAGAAGCCGTTCGCCGGGACGAACAAGGCGGCCTACCGGAGCAAGAACCCGCAGTCCCCGCAGAACCTGCTGCTGATCGACAACAGCCTCAAGACGCCGGGCTACACCACCTCCTGGGCCAAGTGGGCGAACGTCGGCATCGTGGAGGACCTAGCTGACATCGACACCATCGTTGGTGCCCAGGCGCCCTACGACCCGAACAACCCGACGCAGAACTGGAAGCAGGTCGCGGCCAACCAGTGGGGTTGGTACAAGTGGTACCACGCGCGCCAGGCCGGCTACGACAACTCAGGCGACAACGGTGGCGGCAACCGCAACTGGGTGCTCGTCGGTGACGACCGGCTGTTCTTCCTGTTCTGCAGCAGCGCGGCGGGGTATGGCTGGTACGGGCGCAGCTCCTACTGCTTCGGTGACATCACGAGCTTCAAGCCGGGCGACAACTACGCGACCGTGCTGTGCGCCGATGACGTCTACTGGAGCAACAGCAGCAGCGGCTATTCCAGCTACCCGGGTCAGTTCAACGGCTACGGTCTGGTGTCGTCGCTCGACTTCACCGGCAAGGTGCTGCTGCGCAATCACACGCAGCTGGGCAATCCGGTCCGTTTCGGCGTCACCTCGCTCAACACCAACAACGGGCAGCAGATCTGCGGCCGCGGACCGACGCCGTTTCCGAACGGCGCGGACTACAGCCTGTGGTTGCTGCCCACCTACGTGCGTCAGGAGGATGGTCATATCCGTGGGCTGATGCCCGGGATGCTCTGGATGCCGCAGGACCGGCCCTACAGCGACCAGACCATCGTCGACAACGTGGTTGGCCAGGCCGGCAAGCGCTTCCTGCTGGTCCGCTCGCAGTACAGCTCCGAGACCGAAGGCGCGCAGATCGCTTTCGACATCACCGGGCCGTGGAGGTGATCGATGAGCTATCCGCTCAACGACACCTTCGCCTCGGCGCCAGCTGCGGGCTACACCACCGTTCTGGGTGGGATGTCCGCCAGCCACAACAGCGCGCAGCAGGCCATCGATGTCTCGGCGTCGACCACGCAGTCGATCCTGCGCTTCAATGAAGCGGCGAACGGCGACTTCTGGTTCGAGGCCGACGTCGAACTGCTGACCGACCCGAGTGCGCGCAAGCACGTCGGCCTGTGGATGACCACCGGCAACGCTGCTGAGGGCTACCGCTTCGCGCATCTGGACGGTGCCTGGAGCGTGTCCCGGTGGAGCAGCGGATTCGGCGACGGCGCGGCGGTGACCGGCAGCGTCAACGATGGCTCCAGGCCCATGTCAAGCAGCGCCAGCACGGCGCCGACCTTCAACGTCGGGCAGCGTCGGGTGCTGCGCTGCGAAGTCATCACCGGTGCGCCCGATGCGAACGGCGTGCCGTGGTCGCGGCTGATCCAGTTCTCGGCGGGTGGTGTCGTGCTCTTCCAGGTGGCCGACGCGACGTACCGGGGCGAGCTGGTGCCGGGCGTGTTTCTCTACGGAGCGACCGCGCGCATCCATGCCATCGCGGGCGACACGCCATCGGGCCTGGCTGCGTTTCCTGCTGCCGTCGCGGTCAACGCGGCGGACGATCTGCAGCCGCTGACGGGCGGCTCCACCTCGGTGCTGCCGAGCCCGGGCGCCAACATCGGCGTCAACGTCGATGCCGAACTGATGCGCCTGAACAGCCCGGCGTCCGAGCGGTGGAGCGAACCTGGCGTCTACGACCGTCGCTTTCGTGCGATCCCGACCGGGCGCAAGAACATCCACTTCAGCGGCGTCGGCGTGATCGCCGGCACCGTCAAGGAGAAGGGCATCCCCGACCAGCCGTTGGAGCGGCGCGTCCAGCTCATCAGCGAGAACACGCGCTTGCTGGTGGCTGAGACGTGGAGCGATGCCAATGGGGACTATCGCTTCGAGGTCATCGATCCGACCCAGCGCTACACGGTCGTCAGCTACGACCACAAGCACCTGTACCGCGCCGTGATCGCGGACAACTTGCAGCCGCAGTTGATGCCATGACCGTCGCCATCACCGTCGAACACAACGAGGCCCGACTCGCCGGCACGCTGAACTTCCTGGATGCAGGCAGCAACCCGGCACGCCTGCGCATCTACGGCGGCACACGCCCGGCGACGCCGGCCACGACACCCACCAGCGCGATGCTGGTCGAGATCCGTCTGACCAAGCCCGCGGGCACGATCTCGAACGGGCTTCTGACACTGACGCAGCAGGAGGACGGCCTGATCACCGCCAGCGGCATCGCTACCTGGGCCCGACTGGTCAATGGCGATGACGTCACGGCGCTCGACCTGGACTGCAGCGGCACCGACGGCAACGGCGATGTGAAGCTGGCCAGCACCACGCTGTACCTGGGTGGCGACGCTCGCATGGTGTCGGCCATCCTGGGCTGAATTCGTGGGCTGACGACATGCCAGATCCCGGGTCACTGCAGATCCACCTGCGGTTCGACCGGCCGGCGCCCACCGACGCGCACCTGCTGTTCGGTGCGGACTACGTCCCGCCTCGCAATGACCTGACGGTCCAGGCCGTCCTGCCTTTGCCGGTCGCCGCCATCAAGTTCATTCCGCCCGCGCGGGTTGAACTGCTGGTGCAACTGCCGGCGCCTACCGTGGCTTCGGTGCTGCTGCGCCCGAGCGTGCCGCTGGACGTCGGCGACGCCCAGGGCGCGATCCTGCCTGGCGTGGTGTTCGCCGGTGAGGTGCGGTACGACTCGCGCACACAGCGCCCGACTGTCGGCCAGACCGAGCACCCCTGGCAAGTCGCCGGGCACACCGAGGATGGGCCGAAGCAGGGTCAACAGGACGCGAATGCCAATCCCTCGGGCTGGGGCGTCCCTTGGCGGGCCACAACCGCGCGGCCGCAGGGCATCGCGCACCGGCTGCCGCCGGTGTTGTCGGCTTCGCGCGAGCAGCGAGTAGCCCACCACCAGGACGCGACACCTTTGCGGGACACGACTTGGCTACGGCACCAAATCGCCACGCACCTCGAGATGGTCCGCGAAGGCGTGTTCCAGAACGCCGGTGCAGTCCGCGACGCCACGCACTTCCGGCACCAGGACGGCGACCGCAGCAAGCGCGCGAACCGGCTGAGCTTCTGGCAAGGCGGACGGAAGGTCACGCGCGGCCAGGGCTCGGACTTCCAGAGTGCGCGGGCTGAACTGCGCGGCTCGCGTGGCCGGTATCAGGAAGCCGTACCGCCCCCGCCAGGGATCAGCTTGCTGGTGATCCCGGTGCCGCCACCGACGACGCCTTGCTACACACCGAGCACGGCCTTGCTGTTCGCCGCACTCGCCGCGACCGATGGCCATCTGCTGTTCATCTGTGAGAACCACGACAACCCGCCCTCGACAGGGGAGCCGGTGGTCGTTCCGATTCGGAGGCTGTACTTCGTGATCAACAACGTGACCCTGCACCGCGTGCCTGATGGCTCGGAGGTGCCGGTGTTCAACCTGTCGCTGTCACTGGATGCGGCGTCGTGGACCTGGGGCTTCGAGGCGTCGCTGCCGGCGAGTGCCGAGTCCTTGGTCGACCCAGGTGCGGCGTCCGGTCCGGTGGAACTGCTGGCCAGCGTGAACGGCACGGCCTTCCGGGTGCTGGCCGAGAACATCAGCCGCGAGCGCATCTTCGGCGACGCCAGCATCCGCATTTCTGGCCGGGGGCGCAACGCCGTGCTGGCCGCACCCTACGCGCCGGTGATGACCTTCTCGAACACCGAGGGCCGCACCGCTCGGCAACTGATGGACGACGTGCTGACCGTCAACGGTGTGCCGCTCGGGTGGTCCGTTGATTGGGGCCTCACCGACTGGAACGTCCCGGCCGGCGCGTTTGCCCACCAGGGGACGTGGATCGAGGCCCTGGCCGCCATCGCGGGCGCCGCGGGCGGCTACCTGATGCCCCATCCGACTGCGCAGACGCTGCGTGTTCGCCATCGCTACCCGGTAGCGCCCTGGGAGTGGGGCTCCGTCACCCCCGACTTCGTGTTGCCCGTCGACGCCGTGGCCCGCGAGTCCCTGCGCTGGCTGGAGAAGCCGGCCTACAACCGGGTGTTCGTCTCCGGCCAGGAGGTCGGCGTGCTCGGCCAGGTCACGCGAGCGGGTACGGCTGGCGACGTGCTGGCGCCGATGGTTGTGGACGCACTGATCACCGAAGCGCCTGCGGCGAGGCAGCGGGGCATCGTGATCCTGTCCGACACCGGCCGCCAGATCGAAGTGAGCCTGCGCCTGCCCGTGCTGGCGGAGACCGGAATCATCGAGCCGGGCGCCTTCGTCGAGTACCAGGACGGCAGCGTGACTCGGCTCGGACTGGTGCGCGCCACCCAGGTGCAGGCCGGGTTCCCCGAGGTCTGGCAGACGCTGGGGGTGCAGGCCTATGCATAACGTCTACGAGCAGTTCCGCCAGCTGCTTTCCAACCCACCGCTGCAGGCCGGGACCGTGACCGCGATCGGCGCCGGCGTCGTCACCGTTCAACTGCCCGGTGGCGGCGTCGTCAAGGCGCGTGGTGCCGCCGCTCTCGGCCAGAAGGTGTTTGTGCGCGATGGCACCGTCGAAGCCGTCGCTCCCAGCCTGCCGCTCGAACTCATCGAGATCTGACCCACCGCTGACTCATCCCTTGAGGCCCGCCCAGTTGCATACGCGCTGGGCGGGCTTCGCTTTTCTGGAGGCTTCCATGACTGAACCTGAACAACCGACCCTGGTCGAGAACATGCTCCTGATGCGTAAGGAGGACTTCGACGATCTGCTCGACCGCGCCGCCGAGCGCGGTGCAGAGCGCGCGCTGTCGCACCTGGGGCTGGAGAGCAGCCACGCTGCGCGCGACATCCACGAGCTGCGTGACCTGCTCGAAGCCTGGCGCGACGCCCGGCGCACCGCCTGGCAGACCGTCATCAAGGTCATCACGACCGGCATCTTGGCGGCGCTCCTGGTGGGTGCCGCCATCAAGCTCAAGCTGATGGGAGGCAGCCAATGATCGAGACATTGCTCGGCGGCCTACTTGGCGGGGCCTTCCGCCTGGCGCCCGAGGTTCTGAAGTGGCTGGACCGCAAGGGCGAACGTGGTCACGAACTGGCCATGCAGGACAAGGCGCTGGAGTTCGAGAAGCTGCGTGGCGCCCAGCGCATGTCGGAGATCGGCGCCGGGGCGGATGCAGCGTGGAACACCGGGGCCATCGAGGCCTTGCGGGAGTCGGTCGCCGCCCAGGGCCAGCGATCCCGAGTGCGCTGGGCCGATGCGCTGTCCATCAGCGTCCGCCCGGTGATCACCTACTGGTTCATGGCGCTGTACTGCGCGGCGAAGACGGCGGCGTTCGTCGGGGCCATGTCGGGCGGCGCCGATTGGGGTGCGGCGATCTTGCACGCCTGGACCGAGGCCGATCAGGCGCTGTGGGCCGGGGTGCTGAACTTCTGGTTCCTCGGGCGGGTGTTCGACCGGGTGCGGTCGTGATCGCGGTTCCGCAGGCGGCCATCGATCTCGCGAAGCGCTTCGAGGGGTTCCATCTGGTGCCGAGGGCCGATCCCGGCCGCGCGCATCCTTACGTCTGCCCAGCCGGCTACTGGACTATTGGCTACGGCCATCTCTGCGATCCGAAGCATCCGCCGATCACGGAGGCCGAGGCTGAAGGCTACCTGGCCGCCGATCTCATCACGGCATTGAACGCGACGCTGCGCTACTGCCCCGTGTTAGCCACCGAGCCTGAGGGGCGGCTCGCGGCCATCGTCGACTTCACGTTCAACCTCGGCACCGGGCGGCTGCAGACATCGACGTTGCGGCGGCGGGTCAGTCGGCGGGACTGGTCAGCCGCTGCCATCGAACTGCGCCGATGGGTTTACGGTGGGGGGAAAGTGCTTCCTGGCCTTGTCGCCCGGCGCGAAGCCGAAGTCATGCTCGTCGCGGCCGACCTCACACGCCAATCCTGA